TTAGAGTGATGCTTCCAGTTGGGGACTTGCATTAGTCTTGTGTCGTTGAAGACATTTTACGGGAAAAACCTTTGACTTTCTCAAACCTTATGACACTTTATTTGTTGGACCACCTCTTAAGTGCTGCCTGCCTCATTTTCTCTTTTGCTTCAGGCGAATGAGATTTGCCTTTCATAGGATTGTTTTCGCTCATTTTCAAACTCATATTTTTTTTAAACTCATCACTTTGAGTTTTCCCATACATTCCATTTTTTTCTCCAGAATTTTTTCTTCTGGGATCACCTTTCATTTTTTCAATAGTTTCAGGTGAATGCTTTTTACCTAACATAGGTGGAGTTTTTTCTTTTAATTTTTCTATGGTTTCTGGAGAATGCTTCCAACCAGAATTTATAGTCATTCCTCCACCACCAGGAGATACATTTAATAAATTTTTATTTTCAGCAATATACTTTACTTCTAAACTTTCAATATAAGAAGCATCTTCACTCTGCTCTAGAACAGATAATTCAAAATTTTCAATTCCATATTTTCTAATAGAGTTATAAAATTTGGGACAATCATTTTTTTTCCTTTCAGTTTTATAAGCATATTGATGTTTTTTCCAACGCTCTTCTGGTTTAAGAGAAGTTATACCAATATATTTTTGCCCCGTAATTTTATTTTCAATACAATAAAGACTATACACTGAACTAAATGAGAACTGAACTATAATTATTTATAAAATATTAAAGTTCATTCTTATAAGAAAATCCACTCTTCTTCTCAAATTTAATAGTAGAATCAAACTTATCTTGAAGATCAGATTTATGAGAAATTACAAAAATATTAGTGTCTTTGACAACATAACGAATAATCTTCAGAAACTCATCAGCACCAAAACCATCAAGAGAACCATCAAAAACTTCATCAAATATAAGAATATTGCAATTTGCAGAATTTTTCATTCTTGCAACTTCACGCCATGTAAAAAGTAATGCAAGGTCTATACGTGCCTTTTCTCCTTCACTAAAAGAACTATAAGAAAAGTCTTCGTGAATAGGAGATTTAACTCTTTCATTAAATTCAGAATCCAATTCAAAATTAATATAAAAGTCCATCATTTGAAGATAACGATTCACCTGTTGATTTATGAAAGGAAGATACTTCTTGATAATCTTCGTCTTTACTCCATCGTCCTTGAGTAAGGAATAGGCAAAATCGTAATAAATGATTTCTTCTTTTTTCTTTGAAAGGTCTTCAAATGTTTTTTGGAGATTTTCTTTAAATTCTTCTAACTTCTCATGTTCAGAATTTCTGTTTTCAAGTTGTTCGGCAATAGTTTGAATTTCATGTTCAAGATCTCGTATTTGTCTCTGGTTGAGGGAAATCCGAGTATTGTTTTGAGAAATCTCATGATTGAGTTTTGTAATCTCCTTAGATAGAGCAATGAATTGACGCTCTCGTTCCTGTTCTATCTTTATGGTCTCTTCCAGGTCATCATAACCCTTCTTGAGTTCCTTTGCTTTATTTTGAGCATCTTCAATTCTATTTAACCGAAACTCTTCTTCTATAGTTTGAGTGCAGGTAGGGCAGACCGTATTTTCAGTAAAGAACTTATGTTCTTTAGTAATTACAGATACTTTTTGAGAGATTTTACCCTTTAGATTGTTAAGCTTTACTAACTTATCATCAGCACCAAAAACTTCTTCCTGATCCTTAGTGTATACAAAAACCTGTTCTTGCGTCTTTGCATTTTCATCCATGTAAACACCAACTTCTGCATCCAACTTGGCAATCTTTTCTTGGTTGGCATTAATATTGGCATTTCCACGATTCTCAAGTTCTTCAATGAAGTTCTGTTGCATCTTCATTTTGTCCTTGATATTCTCTTTACGCAACTCAAGAGACTTAATCTGTTCCTTTTGAGTCCTGATCTTATCCTTGATAAGATTATTCATCGCAGAAAAAATGCGAATATCCAGAAGATCCTCAATCACTTCACGACGATTTGCCGTCGTAAGTTGCATAAACGGCACAAAAGTACTACTACCCAGAATAACAATCTGAGTGAAAGATTTATAATTTACCTTGAGAATATTTTCCTCTAGAATTTTTTGATTCGCACGATCATCTGCTTCCTTGTGCAGAGCATTACCGTTTACCTCAATATCAAATACATTTGGCTTTATACCGCGCCGTACAAGATAATCCCTATTGTTTACAGAAAACTCAATTTCAACTAAACAATCCTTTTCATTGGTTGTATTTGCTAGTTGCGGTTTATTAATTTTACGAAATGGTTTGTTAAACAGAACAAATGTTAGGGCATCAAGAACTGTGGATTTACCTGCACCATTTGTTCCAATGATCAAATTTGTATTATGTCTTTCAAAGTCAATCTCTGTAAACTGATTTCCAGATGACAGAAAGTTTTTGTATCTAATCTTGTGAAATACTAGCATTTTTTGGAGGAATTACGATATCGTCAGGAGTGATCACAGCATACTTGTAATTATACATCTTACAAGTCTTTATGGCAAGGTCATCATCAACTTCAACCACGTCCATTTCTTGGTCTTCTTGATCTTCAAGCATTAAGGCGTATCTTGTTGCATCATCCTCATCCTCAAATAAAAAAAGAACTTTATGCCCATGATGATCTTGGACGGCATATGCTCCATCATCTTTTCGGTCTTTGAGAGTAAGGAGAAACATTTTATTCTACCTCGCAAGCTTGTCTATAAAGATCTTGAAAAATTTCTTTAATAATTGATTTATCAAGAGAAAATTCAGAGTCATCAATATAACGGTTTAGAATAGACATTGTATTTTCTTCCTCATCAACCTCAAAATCTTCATTCTCTTGGATATCATAGTTTTCTACAATTTTGAGATCTTGAATTCCTGCCGTATAAAGTTTGTCAATAAATTTTTCAAAATCTTTTGGTTTAGATTTTTTACGGACAATCACTTTTACAATCTTGTTTTCATACTCCGTAGCATCAAACAATTGATAGGGAGTATCCTCATAGTAAATGTTATAGAATAATTTATAAGGATTATTAATTGGAGTGTGCTCTAATGTTTCCGTATCAAAAATATGAAATCCCCGAGTATCATTTACATCAGTCCAATACATCTCATAAGGATTGCCTAGATAGAAAACTTTTCCATTGTTTGATCGAGTGTGATAGTGTCCCGAGTAGACCCGTTCGAACTTCTCAAATAGTTCGCTGTCCAAACCGTGCTCCATGATGAGTTGTCGATTAACTCTAAATCCTTGGAGTTCAAGGTGCCCCATCGCACATTTGCTAGTCGTCTTTTTAATAAGTTTAAGAGTTTTTGCTTCATTTTCTTGATTAATCCAGGGTAAAAATAAAATCTTCAATCCACCAATATTAACTTCTGTCGGTTCACTATATGTCTTGATATTTGAATAAGTCTGAAGAATAAGTTCGGGCGAATTTACGCTATTGGTATTCTTATAGTAAGTATCGTGATTACCAATGATCATATGAACATCATACTTTTTGAGAGGGTCAAACACAACTCTTTTTGACCACTCAAGACTTTGATAATCAATTGATTTACGACTATCAAAAGCATCACCCATATGGATAACTGCTTCTACCCCATGCTCTTCAAGGGTAGGAAAAAATACGTTTTTGTAAAACAGTTCAAAGTAATCGTGGAGATGCTTAGAACCTTTTTTGGCACCATAGTGGGTATCAGTAATAATGGCGATTTTCATCTGTTGTTACGGTATTGAATAGCATCCTTGATACTATTATAGTCGCTACTACTGCCAGAAAGCAAGCTATCATCAACCATCATAACCTCATCAAATCCAGTTCTTTCAATAATCTTTGTTTTTATTTCTAATTGTTTTTTCTCTTTATTAATTCTTCGCAAAAAAGCATAATGAATAATTTGAGTAAAATAAGCAAATGGATTTTTTGACTTTTCTGGATCAAAGTTATGAATGTACTGAACACAATTTTCTATTCCATCGGAAATCATATCATCCCGAAACATATAATTGACAAAGTTTGGTTTGTAAGATAAATGTGTGGCAATCTTTAAAAAACACTCACCCAAATAATTTGGTATCTGTGGTTTACCTTCCCATTGCTTTGACCTATCTTCTCTAGTTGGTTTTCTATCATTCCTTTTAAGAAATTCTGCTTCAACTTTAGAACGATAAACAATTAAAGCCTCAAGTAATTCCTTATTATTTACATAATGTTCTGATTTCTTCTTAGACATAACATCGGTCTCGGTATTAAATTAAATTATGTTATGTTAATTATAACACATTTTAAGGACTTGACAAAGTTTAAAAATATAGGTAGAATCGCTTTGCTAAGGATGAAGATGGGAATCTAGCTTTCTTTATTATCTTTATAGAGATTCTCAAGTCTATTGCGAGCGTCTTCTACAGTAGATATAAATCCCATTTTATCAGATATCTTTACTTGACCTTCTGAATAAGACATTTCAGTTTCTTTATTATCATTATCCTTTATGTACTTTTCATAGAAGAAAATCATATTTTTATCTTTAATTTCGGTCATAGTGATTACCTTATCCAATTTAATGATAAACATATCATCATCAGGAATTTCCATCCAGGGATTAATCTTCACGAACATTCCCTTATGATTATTAATAATTTTCATAATGATTGGATTCTGTAAAATAATCAAAGGATCTCCATCGTTTTCATCTATAGAAATTAGAGAAAACACTTCTTCACCCGAAACTAGTTTTAGTACGCAATAAAACTCATCTCCCATCATTCTTTAATCGGTATGTTTACAATATCGTAATTAAAATTTTCTTCATTATAGATTTTGATTCTTTCAATAAGGTGATTTAAAGTATAATTTTTTCTTGACTTATAACTGATATCATCGGCAATATCATATAAAGTAGCCTTTGTTTTTTGATCTCCTTTTCTCAAGACTCTACCGATTGATTGAAGATTGCGAATTCTAGACTTCGAAGGTGAAGCAAAAATAACATTATGTAAATTCTTAATGTTAATTCCCGTACTAAACGTTCCATAGGATGCCACAATAATTGCATTATTTTCCTTTTCAGTAATTTCTCTTACCTTTTCACGATCTTCGGTAGCAACCCCTCCGTGAACAAAGAAAACGTGACGATCATCAATTTTGCTATTATTTATGAGATCGTACAGAGGTTGTCCGTGACCCTCAACTCTGGAAAAAAGAATGAGTGTATTACCCTTCAGATCTAATGCAAGGTTCTTAATAAACTTATTTCTTTTCTCGTGATTGATAATGTACTGAACCTCATCTTCAAACTTCTCAAACCTCTGAGGGGGATGTTTCAGTAACAGAATATTAATATCTAATGTTGCGACGTGACCCTTCTTCATCAGTTCATCGGTTCGGATAATCTTATAAGAAGCGCCGAATAACCCCTCCAGAACCCATTTATGAGTTTGAGATCCATCTAGTGTTCCAGTAAATCCGAAGCGATATTTTGCATCACAAAGTTTTGTCATTATAGATACTAATGACTTAGATTTGAACTGGTGTGCTTCATCTCCAACGACCACATTAAATCTTGAAAAGTATTGTTTGGGAAGTTTGTAGATGGACTGCCAGGTTGTGATAATCACCTGAGATTCTGTTTCTCGTTCTTTTCCGGCATAGATCTTGTGGCAAAATGAACCCACATCCCACCCATAATCTGCAAAATCTTTATACATCTGTTCTACAAGGGATGTCGTCGGCACGACTATCAGAGTATTTTGCCCTTTCTCAACGTAGTATCGGACAATCGCATATATCATCAACGACTTTCCAGAAGCAGTTGGAGATATCAGTAACTTGCGATTATGTCTTAAAGCGTCGTATACTCCCTCAATTTGGTACTCGCGGGGAGAATATTTTGAAATAGAATTAATATAATCTTTTACACCTTCCTTTGAAATGTTCTTATTTACTTCAAAGGGTAATCCATAGAATTTGTTATTCACAAACTCATAAGTATAATTATGATTCTCACAGAATCTTACAAGT